CTCGGGCTCGGGGCGCTGCGGCCTCGAAGTTGTCTATGCAACCCACTGCGCTGAGGCTGCAGGCCGTGGGCCTCAACGCTCGGCGTTGCGTTGAGGTTGGCCTCAACAGGGGCGCGGTGCTGCGCGCACGGTGCCATTGTAACGCCGCTGCGCGCGGCCGTACATAGTACCGCGGTACTACGTATCGCGGGCTGCCCCGGCTGGCGTGGCTGTCACGGGTAACGAAGCACCGGGTCCCGGCTTGGCCGCCCCGCCAGCTGGGACTGTCCGGGACCCGCAGCCGTTGCTAGCGCGCGAAAACCGCCAGCGGGTGCTGGCGGCTTCGTTCTGTGCTGTTTGACTACAAGTTGTAGTCATATAACTCCACTTTGTTATGACGGTGGCATCAACTCATCAATTTGGCGCTCGGCTTTACGCATCGCCTCTTCATACGTTTTGCCGGTGCCAAAGAATGTTGAGTTATCAAGTGTGAACTCGAACTCCCACTCATTGGCCGTTGGCTTCAGCACAACTTTCACTGCCTTATAGCGGGCCTCAACGCGCGACACCCACTTTTTGTCAAATGGTAGGTTCAGCGTCATGATGGTACCCAAAACGAGAGGATGGCAACGGCAATGCACAACGCTGAAAACAGGGCGACGAAGATAAGGAAGCGCAAGAGCTCAAGGCGGGCGTGCTTCGCCATGATTGGGCCGTTCACTTGCTTGTGGCGGCTCTCTTCTTTCCTAAGTTTATGGTTCATTGCCCTCCACTCGGCGTCTGTTTCAGGGGTGTGCACGCCCTTTGTTCGCGAATAGAGGCCCATTTGCTCACTGAGTAGGGCGTTCCACTGTCCTGCGTGTCGGTTGAGTTCACGAACGCGGGCGCGCTCAGCGCTGTGTTCGTATCCACTCAAAACCAGGATGGTGAAGCAGATGGAGCAAAAGACTGCTGCACCACCGAACAGTGCTCCAATGATGAACAGCAATTCGTTCCACCATCCACCTTGACCCAAGCCCCACAAGGGGCGCATGAGCGGGCCGCTGATGGAGCCAAACAGAACGGTAAACAATAGTGATTTCTTTGTAGCTGACATAAATCTCCTTGAGTTGTGATGGGGCCCTTTGTGTCGGGCCCCACCATTTTAGTGGACGATGAAGCTGGCCAGGAGGAAGTTCACAGTGCAGATGCGGAACTTCGTTGCTGACCACTCGGTCTTGAAGCGGATGGTGCGCTCCTTGCCGTTTTCGCTGACGAGCAGCACTGCGTCGGGATGGGTCAAGAAGAAGTGGTTGATGCACTCATCTTCGTCTTTTGCTGCTTGAGAATAATTCAAGCTCTTTGCTGTTTCAAGGCGCATTGAGCGGCTGGCCTCCCAATCAGCATGCGTTACTTCATACTCAATCGTTGGCATTGGTGATAACTCCTTTCTCCTGCATTTTGACTTGCCGCAGGTAATTTTTGCCACTGTCCGTCAGGTAGAATTTGCCGCGCTTCAAGTAGACAAGGCCGTCGCGAACCATTAGGTCCTGCACCAGCGCGTTGGTCTTTTCATTTCGCCACGCGGTGCAGCGGGCATTTTTGCGGATGGACCTCAGCGTTCGAGTCCGGTAGGAAGAGATGTCAAACATTTTCGTCCTCCTCACAAATTGCGATGAAGTAATTCTCGTGGTCTGTGTTGCAGAGGACGGCGCGCCGATGTTCGAACCAGTGAAACGAGACGTCATCGAGTGATGGGTCGGAAAGGAAGGAGAAGGCGAGGGCCGTGAGTTCACTTCGATAGCGGCGGTCAAGCCTTCCGTTCTTGAAGATTGACACTTGTGTCGTGTTGTAGGTTCCAGTGCGGTACATCGATACGTAGAACTTGGTGCCACGAAATGTGAAGCGGAAGGGGCCTTTGACCTTTATCATTATGACTCCTTGACCGGGTTGACGTAAATCGTTTTGGTGTAGGTGGACTCTGCTACGAAGCCAGGAGAGCAAGGGCATGAGCATCCAGCGTGTCGTGAAAATTTCCATTCATCATTGGTGATGTGAGCGAAGTCCTCTGCGATGGCGAGAAGGGCTGCGTCTAAAACTTGGCGTTCGGCCTCAACCTCAGCGCGATTGTAGCGCTTCCACGCTTTATCGAGGAGGGGGTAGTCACCCTTCTTGCTGTACTTCGTATCCAGTCCGTAGATGGCTTCAGCAACGAAGTCGAGGTGCTTTTCGCCGGTGGCGCTGTCTTCGTCGTGGAGCCAGACGAAGGCTCGATTGCGCTTGTTCAGTTCACGGTAATCATTGCAGCGAACTTCAACGTTGTACTTGCGTCCATTGAGGGTGAAGACTGTTTCGAAAAGGGTGTTATCTGTTTTCATGATGTTTTGTCCTTTGTGTGTGAGTTACTTTGAGTAGATGGTGATGGTTTTGGTTGCTTATTATGAGTCAATTATAACGACTTGCCGCCCGACTGACATAGTACTTTAGTACTAGTGGACCATAGTACTACGGTACTAGTGTGCAACTCGTTGCACTGAGGTGCAAGGCGTTGTCTATACAACTTGGCTGTGCAGCAGAGTGCAACGCGTTGCAAGGCGTTGTCTATACAACTATCGACGAATTGGACGCGTCCAGTGTGAGGGCCAGTGGCCAGCAGAGCGAAGTTGTCTATACAACTTTGGTGTGCAACAGAGTGCAAGGGTGTGCAAGGCCAGCGGTTAGTACTCGAGTACTATGTCCCACGTCGATTGCAACCATGCACATCTACAATTGAGGTGTAGGGCCTACAACCGAGGTGTAGTGAACTACAGCGATATGGTACCCCAGTACTAGTGTGCACTGGTGTGCAATGGTGTGCAACCTGAAGTGGTAGTACCCGAGTACTAATAGGGCGGGTACGGGCTGGTGTGCACTGGTGTGCAGACGTAAGTTGTGTATACAACTTCACTCTGGTCGTGTACCGCGGCAGGTGCAGTGGTGACCGCTGGCCGTACCAGTGGGCCAGCCCGGGCCCGTAAGTTGTATATACAACCTGCCGGCCCGCTGGCCCGCTGGCCCTCGGCCCGGGCTGGGGTACGAGTGACAGCCCCGCCTGGCCGGGCTGTCGCGGGTCCCGCAGCCCGCTCGGGCTGGCTGCAACGGCTGTGCCGCTGGCCTCGGCCGCGCGGCCGTCGAGCGAAGCGCTCGCGCTCCGCACGCTCCGTGCCCCGTGCGCGGGCGGCCGAGCGCTGCGCACTCTCGGCGCGGCGCAGCGGGGCCCGGCCTGCGTCCCAAGTGACCCTTCTGCGCGCGGGCCCCGGGGCATTACGCCCCAAGTTCAAGCATTCTTTTAGCTTTTAGTTTTTCAGCTTTCGTCGGAGGCCGTATTGTGACTGTTGTGCCGGCGGCCACCGCACTCTCAATTTCCCCGATGGCGAGGCGGTTCCATTCTCCACCCTTCTTCACCTCATAGTATGACGACATGCGCGTCTTACTCTCCCGATAAAATTCGTTGCCAATGAAGATGACAATCATTCGGCCTCTTTTTCTTTCTCCGTCTTTTGTGGCAGTAGCGCTTTGCCCAGTGCCTTCATCAACGCCAGCATCAGCGCCACCTTCCAGTGCGGCGTCCAGAACTTTGTTTTGTTCTTCACCCTCTTCATTACATCTTTCACGATGTCATCAATCATCTCATTCATTTCTTTTCTTCCTTTCTCTTTTTGCTGCTGTGTACCAAAATTGATACACTGTTCACTCATCAATTGTCAAAATACAGAGGGCATGACTTGCTGTGGGCATTATTGCTAAATGGCATTTGCAGTTTACAAGTGCAGGCCTTTCCTTCAGCTCTCTTCTCTTCAAAATCCCACCGCATCAATAGCGGCAAGTCTGCGTTTGGCACGTGCAGGTATTTTTTTGCGTAAATGCTCAACGTATTCGTCAGGGGCTTGCCGCGTTTTCACTTTCATTGTCGGCCCACCTAAGCTTTTCTTTTTATTGCTCATGACTGACATGTCTCCATTTCTTCAATGCTCGGACGCTGAATTTCATTTCGCCTATAACGGGCTTGTCGATACCTGTGGTACACTTTCGTGTGGGGCTGTAATACCCCAATACCATCATCATGCTTCACATCACGACGGCCCAGGGCCCTCTTGCCAAACAGCAAGTGTGACTGGACCCGAGCCGCTACACCATTTTTCGTTTTCACCCACCCCAAGAATTTTGCAGCATGCACGTAGCTCGCACTCCACCAAAAGAAAACCGTTTGCCCGCGACGGGCTGGGTACCGACTAATCCATGCCATTACTCTGTCCTCTTTCGCCTGGTTCAACTGTTGTAGAAAATGAGAGCGCCAATGCCAAAGAGCGTGAGGCCGGTTATGGCGCTGTGCGCTGAGCCACTGCCAGCAAATAGCAAAGCTGAAAACATGCCGATGGCAATAAGCACCCTCAAAGCAGCTCGTCCTGAAGGGATGGTGTACAGAAGCGCGCCAACACAAAACATAATGATGCCGATAATGGTTCCTTTTGTGTCAGTACCACATATAAAGCGCGCCGACAACAGCATCAACCCTAAGCCAATTGCTTCTTTCATGATTACTTCCTCTTTTCTTTCAGAATGGTAGTGATGCAATCGCGTTCTCAAACTGCGCGTAAATGACGCGAACGAGCCACAATAAAAACAAGGTTTCAATCACCAACTCGATGAGAACAGCCACGGCCGCATCGCCGTGATATCCGCTTTTTGTTTTGCGTTCTCTCATCATGCTGGAGTAAAGCCAAATGAACATGGGTCACCTCCTTCCCGAAGCTGTGAGGGCCTTACGCTGTAGTGGTCAACCGTAGGCCACAGCGCTGACAGTGCCGCGCGATTGTATTCACTGACCCAGCCATGGGCCTCTGACGCTGAGTTGAACTGGTCAAACGAAATGAATTCAGTTCCATCACTCATCTGCCCAACAACTTCCCAAAATCTCTCTTCTTCCATCATTTCATCATATTCAGGCATGGCGCATTTCCTCTTTTCACTATGTGATGGTTATGTGAGAACCAGCACTACCATCTGGGTCGCACTGCTCGCAGCCACAATCTGGTAGTGAAGAAAACCTCAACGTGGTGTTGTCAGTGAAGGTGATGACAATCTCCTCCCACTCGCTGCCATCCCACTTCTTCACGGCCCTCGCGGTCAACACCTTCTTGAGTACCAGTTGCTGTAATTTATCTGCATTCGACATTTGCTCTCTCTTTTCATTTAGAGGTGGGCAGCCTCGCGACTGCCCACCGTTTTCAGCAGCCAGCAACAATCCCGAGGTTGCAAACCCCAGCGACAGCAGCGACGACGCCGAGCATCAGGCAGATGGCGATGGCGACGACAACGATGAACTCAACAGCACGTCTCTTCATGGTGTTACTCCAATCGGTTGGCACATGGTGGCGGTCGGAAGAATTTCGCAGTAGGTTGCCACTGAGGTCAAGCAAATGAGGACCAGCAGCATTGCCGCGACGAAGGCCACAACTAACAGATATACATTCGGGTTACGTTTCATAAGCAAATCCTTGAGTAAATGGGTGGCTAAAAATGGGGCAAATTTTCTTCGATAGTCATCACCTCATTTCACTTGTTCCATTGAGAATTTCAAAAGACCGAAGCTTACCGGCCGGTTGAGCTGTGTAGCGAATGTAGAGAGTTTCATCTGTTTCAAAAACTTTCTCAATTTCTTTCCAGGCCTTCAAATACCCAAACATCTTTTGAGCATTCGGCTTGGTGAACTTGTAGGTTGCGACCTCTTTACGGTTGACTGTCTTGAAAAACAGCGGGTAGCTAGCTCGAAGTTCGTCATTTGTTTTCAACATTTTTGCTCTCTTTCTTTTTTGATTATGAGTCAATTCTAACGTGACAGCCAAATCTCTGACATAGTACCTGGGTACTATACATCTTGGGAGTAAGTTTTCACTTGTGCTTTAGCTTCAAGCAGCCTTTTCTTTGACGCGTGAAGTCTCGAGTTGCGGCAATATGAACATGAGCCGTTGTTTCGGCAGTTGCGGCTAATTCTTTTTGCTCTGTTCGTTTTTCTCTTTATCTTTGCCATTAGTCAACTCCTTGTGGCGTTCCAGCGTCCATTCCCCAGTGGGCGAAGTCTGCCCAAAAATTTCCAAAGATTATTAGCTTTAGTTGGTCTATGTGTGTGAGTATGAATGATGTTAGGTCCCACCCAATAATGCGTGAAATTCCCCATGCTATGGCGATGATGTACACATATCGAAACAGGGTTGATATGACAGGAAAGTGAGATGCTTTGGAACGATGTGGCATAACCTTGCGATACGGCCACCAAATGGCTTTATACACGAGCTCGAGAGGCTTTCCTAAAATTGGAACTCGACGAATTAGAGAGTCACCGTGAAATGAGCCATCAACATCGAGGTCAGGCCCAACCAAAAGCCCAATAGCCGAGCCAAAAGCAACCCACACCCATTCAGGGTTTTGAGTTATAACGGCATTCGAAACAAACAACCCAGTGATGACTCGAGTTGCTCCCGCGTGTACGGTTCCAGAAGGCATATCTCAAATTCTCCTAACACAATTATAATCTAGTTTCGTTGGCCATTCAATGGCCGCTCGTCTTTTCACCAATCACCACAACCACCAAACAAGGAGACCCACCTTACATGTATCAAATCCCATTCACCCCTGAAGCTGTCACCGTTCTCGCCGGCATGGCGATGTCACTTCTTTTTGAATTCATTCCAAAGCTCAAGGCCCAGCTCGATGAACTGAAGCCTTATCAAAAGATGTTGGCCATGGCAATCGCGTCGATCGCCTTCTCCGGCATCGTCTTCGTCATGTCCTGCTACGTCGACCTTTTGGTTTTGGTCGGCCTCGAGTGCAATCGAATTGGTTTCAACATCCTCGCCGGTTATGCGATGACTGCCTTCTCGGCCAATCAATTGACCTACCTCGCCCGCAAATTGCTCTCGATAATGTTCGCCCCTGACATCAAGTAAGCTGCAAGCTGCAAGCAGTGTGGCCAAGTCGAGGCCGCATTATGACTTCAACGAAAACAAACCACGACTTTGGAGCTGAGATGGAGCCTTCTTTGCAGGAGTTGAGACGTATTGTCGATGACCTTGGAACTAAAATCACTACATTACAGGGGGTAATTGAGAACGTTGACTCACGTGTGCGTGGTAATGGTAAACCAGGGCTAATTCAACAAGTGGCGTTGACAAAGCAGCGACTCGACAGTCTTCAACTTGGCATAGACCGTCTCGAAAGCAGCTTCAAAATTCAGGTTACTGACTTGAAAACTTTACTCGACAAAGAGACTGACACTGGCCGCTTCGAAGCTATCGCTAGAGAAGTGGCTAGTGCAATCGCTGAAGCAAAAATTATGGCAACGTTCGAACGATTTGAGCTAAAGGCAACACAAGATAAAGAAAAAGAGGACAACCAGCCGGGTTCGTGGCTCTCATTCAAAAAGAATGCCAATGGAATTGTTATTGCAGTGGTTACCTCTATTCTGATAAGCCTAACGAACTACATCATCATGGCAAGACTGATAAACGGAGTTCCATAGTTATGCCAAACTTTGAGGGCGCTCGTATAGTTTTTGTTCTTTCGAAGTCACCTCTTGATGTTGATTTTGACATTGACAAGGTTGAGTCTGGTGTTGCTGCCGTTTGTGCAAGACTGCAAAAGAACGGCTTTATTCCAATCTCAGCATCTTTTTATTTTAGGGATTTGTACGATACTGTTGCAGCAAATGAATTCACGGTGATGTTGGCTCAACTCGTGTATTTGTGTGATGCGGTTCTTCTTCATGAGGTTCGAGATAACTCATGGCTCTACAATTTTATTTCCCAGGTCGCACGGCGTTCAAAGCTTCCCGTTTGCGTTGACTACAATGCGCTTATCGCTGCATTGGGAGAATCGAGAAAATAAATGACATCTACAACTGAAGACGTAAAAGCTAGAGCACTAGCGATGTTGATGACTGGCACTCACATAACTGAGGTCAGTCGCATTTTGCGTGTTGGTGAAGCAACTCTCAAGAAATGGCGCGACGAAGAAGCCCACTTGGTGACACTTGAGCAGCAAGGGAAAATTGGAGATCTCATCATCTCATATATTCGACAATCATTTGAAACTCTCATAAAGCAGTCTGAATTCTTTTCAAATGAAACATGGCTTTTGAAACAAAAGGCTTCTGACGTTGCCGTGCTGCATGGTGTAATTGCAGACAAAATGCATCGTCTTTTGGAGGCTATGACAGATACTCAAAATATGACGGCACCTCCGACACTTGAAGTTCCTCATGAGACAATTGAAGAACTGCCATCTGAGTCTACAGTAGCAGAGGAGTGACCATAGTGTATAGAAGTATTGGTGGCATTACGCTGCCAAAGGTTGATACTGGACCTTTCAATTTTGGCTTCAAGGCTTCAACAGACAAATTTCCCGCGCGCTTTCAAAAGTGGGAAGTCTGGTTGAAGGCATTATTTCCCGCTTACGTAAAGTTTGACTTTGGTGAGCGGCATCGCCACTTATGGGCATGGGTCGATGACTTGAAGTTGGGCCATCGCCCAGCCCCATTTGTTGCAATATGGCCACGCGGCGGTGCTAAATCAACAACAGCAGAGCTCGCTGTTGTTCGCGTTGGGGCTAAAAGAACGAGGAAGTATGTTTGGTATGTGTCTTCATCTCAAGCGAAAGCTGATATGCACGTTTCCAATATTGCCGCAATGCTTGAGTCTTCAAAGCTTGAACATTTTCATCCGTCACTAGCGAACCGATTGCTTGGAAAGTTTGGTGCTGTGAAGGGCTGGAGGCGCAATCGTTTACGAACAGCTAGCGGACTAACTGTTGATGCGCTAGGTCTTGACGTTGGTGCTCGTGGTTCAAAAATTGAAGAGAGTCGCCCTGACTTTATTATTCTTGACGACGTTGATGAAAAGGCTGACAGCCCTGCTGTGACGCTAAAAAAGATTGACACCATTACCGCCACATTATTGCCCGCTGGCTCTCATGATGTTGCTATTTTATTCATTCAAAACGTTATTCATCAAGACTCAATTGCTGCAAGGCTCGTTGACGGGCGCGCTGACTTCATGAACGACAGAATCGTTAGTGGCCCATATAAAGCTGTTGAGGATTTGGTTGTTGAAAACATTGGAGGCCGATATATCATAAAAGGTGGCACTGCAACGTGGGCAGGGCAATCAATTGAAATTTGCCAATCACAAATCCTGACATGGGGCATTTCTGCATTTATGTCAGAGTCACAGCATGAAGTTGACAGGCAGGGAAGCCGCTGGGCAAATGTTCAGTTTCAGCATGTTGCGATGTCAGAAGTTCCCAAACTTCAAACTGTCGTGTGCTCTATGGACCCGGCGATCACAGCAACAAAAGTATCAGATTGTCAGGGCATTCAAATTGATGGCATTGCAGCAAATAAAAACATTTATCGCTTATATTCAAAAGAGGCAGTAATGGCGCCGCGCGAAGCAATTCGCCTGGCTTTGAAAACGGCTATTCAGCATGGTGCTACACATTTCATTATTGAAACAAATCAAGGTGGTGATTTGTGGGAGCAAGAGTATCACGATATCGCTCGTGAAGTGAAGCAGTCGATGGCTGATGTTGGCCACAATATAACGTTGCCAATTTTTGAAGAGAAAAAGCAAAGTAAAGGCAAAGAAGAACGAAATGAAAAGATGCTCGCTGATTATGAAACTGGTCGAGTCATTCACGTTTATGGAACTCACCTCATTTTAGAAAAAGCGTTGCTTCGTTTTCCTTCAGACCCGACTGATTTATGTGATGCAGCTTTTACATCATGGGAAAGACTGCGAAGTGCAGCCGCCGTGTTCTCGTTTGACTATACAACAAGAAAGAATAGATAGGAGAAATACTCATGACCATTCCATCGATTAGCAACGCTGTTATTGATGCCTATATTTTTGACAAAGAGGAGGTTCAGCGGACTGTCAAACTGTTCCGTGACTACTATCAAGGTAACCACTACCTTGACGGAATTGATGACCGACTGTCGGAATTTTTGCAGTCACATGATGACATCTCTCCTTTTCGTTTCAATGTGTGCAAGACAGTTGTCAGCTCGATTGCTAATGAGCTTGATATAGTCAACTTCGAAACTGGTGAAAATTTTGATGCTGAGCGCTCTTTCGACAGTTGGATTGCAAAACTGACGAGTGGCAGCGCATTTTCATCTCTTCAAAATAGGGTTCACAAGTGGACGCTCATCGATGGATACTCATTTATTGTCGTTGATTTTGATGCTGCCACTGGAATGCCCATCTTCCGACACGCAAAGCTTTACTTGAGTGAAGAGGCTGGTGGCACTGGTGAGGGAATATTCCCACTCTATCTGAACAATGATGTAACCCAACCACTTGTTGCTGCTGCAAAGATGTGGAATGAAGCAACAATCATTGACGATGAAACGGTTTTTGTGAAGCGTCGCACTGTCTATTATGAAGACCGCATCGAGCGCTTCGTTATGATTGATGGCGAGTGGGAGCCTTTCATTGACAGCGCATTCCCACAGTGGCCTATTTCATGGGTCAACGCAGATGGTTCACCAATTGGCATTCCGGTTGTTGACTTCATAAATGAAGATGAGACGAGTGAGTTGAGTGACATCGTCCCAATGCAGGACGTAATTACTAAAACTTTGATTGATATCGTATCAGCAAATGACCTCACGGCATTTAGGATGTATTTTGCATATGGCTTCTTCCCGACTATTGATGGTCAAGAGCCAAATGCTGATCGTTCAAACATCATTCGCATGGGTCCAGGCCAAGTGAACGGCACAACAAAAAGCCGAACGGAAGCCGATGTTCAGGTTGTTGATGGTGCTGACACAAGAGCGCTAATGGATAGCTTGAAGGAGTTCGTTTTGATGACGGCTCAACTGGCTGCCATTCCTGTAAATCATTTCATCATGACTGGGCAAGTGGCAAGTTCTGAGACATTGAAAGACCAGGAAAAGCCATTCAAACGAAAGACAAAACTGAAGCGGTCACTGTTTGGGGCCAAATGGGAACGGGCCATCCTTACTGCTGCTGCAGTCTACAACGCACTTAGCCCAAATCAAATTGACAGTGACACAACAGTTTCAACTGTTTGGCGACATGCTGATACTGGTGATGATATTTCACTGAAACAGTCACTCGGCGTTCCGCAGGAATTGTTGTGGCAGGAAGTTGGCTACAATGATGAGGAACTTCGGAAAATAAAGTCAACGACGCAGTATAAGCTTGAGCTTTATTCAAGCGTTCTGGATATTGTCTCCAAAGCGACTGCTGCGAATGTAGACCCGAAGCCACTGCTTTTGGCCGTCGGGCTGACTGAAAAAGAGATTGCTTCTTTCATCGTTACAGAGCCGCCAACTCCAGATACCCAGGATTTGGCGTCCCAAAATGCAAGCAAATAACTATAATAGGCTCTTGTGTTCACGTAGGACAATCTGAAAGGAGAGATTCCGATGTCTGATGATACCACGACCCAAACCACGGATGGCGAGACGCCTACCGATGGAGGGAACAAGCAAGATGCTTTCGATCTCGATGCTTGGCTTTCAGAACAGCCTGAGGATTTGAGAACCAAAATCGCGGGCTCCGTTGCCGGATTGAAGAAAGCTCTTACTTCCGAGAGAGACTCAAGGAAGTCGATCGAAAAAGCTCTTGAAGAAGAAAAGAAGGCGAACAAGACTGCCGAACTCCAGTCACGGGTGAGTAGCCTCGAGGAGGCCGGCCTGAATTTGCAGAAGACCGCGGCTGAGCTGAAGAAAAAGGCCGTTTCACATGCCTTTACGGCGACACTCATGCGCCGAATGGTTGATGAAAACCTAATCTTCGCAGATGGGGCTGCTGACTCAATCTCAAAGCTCGTTACGATTGGTGATGATGCTGAAGAGGAAAAGGTCACAGATATGGTAGCCGCGGTCATGAAAAGTTCGCCGTTTTTGTTTCGGCAACGGCAAGTCTCAAAAGTGCCCGATGCAGAAGTACAGGGTGAAAGCGCCACTTCTCGCAAAAAGAAAGATGAGGACGAGAAGAAGAGGCTTGAAGGCCTGCGGCGAAGGTTCAGGATACCTCACGTATAACTAAAAGGAGAATAATAACATGGCTGACATCGATTTTACAGTTGCTGATATTCGCCCTCTCAATGGCGCGATTACTCGGCGCGGTGTCGCTGGCGCAACCTTGACCCCCGGCCAGGTGGTCTATTTGGATGGCGCTAACGGCTGGAAGCTTGCTGATGCTGACGCTTTGGCGTCTTCGCAGGGCAAGGGCATTGTGGTTGGCGGTGGGCACGGAGGCAGTTCTTATGCCGCTGGCGAAGCTGTTGACATCTGCGTCTTCGGACCCGTTGAAGGGTTCACCAGCATGACGCCCGGCGGGTTGGCTTATGCCTCAACGACCGCAGGTGACATGGACCAGACCAAACCTGCTACGGCGGGTGATTACCCCTGTGTAATCGGCTGGGCTGAGTCCGCCTCGATCTTCTTCGTTGACCCGCAGAACACTCTGCCTGTTGTCAACAGCTAGACCAATCTCACACTAAAGGAGGAACGCAATAATGTCTCAACTTGGTCCTAACGACCTCAAAAACGTTTCGCTCCCGTCAGCGTGGGATACGGCCGCTCTCAAGCTGCTGGCTCTGCGCGACGGAAAGACTTACGAGGAGATGATTGCTGATATTGATGCCGCTCTCGGCGCAGTCAACTCTTCGCTTCTCAATGGTTATCTGGGCGGGCTCGTTTCGCTCACTGATGAACCCACAGTCGAGTACCGCTCTGGCGTCTCGAACGGGTTTGAAGACCACACTGAATATACGAACCCCGATGCCAAGCGCGCGGCAGTGACCGGCCACATGCTGCCGATTCGCAAGTCCGATCGCGCCCTCGGCTGGACTGCTGACTTCTTGGAGGAAGCTCGCTCGGCACAGCTCGATGCCGACATCGCCTCCATGATTGAGGATGCAGTCAACTGGTTCGAAAAATCCATTTTCACCCGGCTCTTCAAGATGGAAGAGGAAAGCGGCAAAGCCAACGGCCTGGGCTCAAGCGGCATTTCGGTGCCCTTCGCTGATGGCGGCAATGGCACCATTGCTTTCGTCCCGACGCCCAATCCCGCGCGGATGCTCAATGCTTTCACTTCTGCTCACGACCACTACCTGCGGCTGAATGGCATTACGCAAGCCAACCTCGAGACTGCCATCGGTCATCTCTGGGAGCACGGCATTGATGGCCCCTATGAGCTGATTGTTGCTCTCGCGGACCTCAGCTCCTGGCAGAACACCTCCAACGTCACCGGCTTTGTGAAGAACTCGAACGCCTTTGTTTCGTATGGTTCCGATACGAGCCTCGCTACTGTGGATGACCAAATCTATCAGGGCGTTGTGACCACGAAGTATGGACCTGCTCGCCTGTATGCCAATGGTCGAATCCCGACCGGCTACTGGGCTATCACCAAAACGTTCGGCGCCAATGACCAGCGCAATCCCTTGCGCGTGCGTTACGACCCTCAATTCGGGTTCGGCGTCAAGTTGGTGACGCAGTTCGTGTCACGCTTCCCGCTGTATGGCGCAATTGGCCAAATCAAGAGCGGCGTCGGCGTGGGCGAAGCCCGCGTTATGACCGTTGCTGTTGAGAACGATTCGAGCGGCGATTACGCGACACCGACCATTTCGTAACCCGCGCCACCGAGCGCCAAATTCGAAAGGTCGTTAAGAGGAATAGGGCCGCCACCAGTCAAAGGCGGCGGCCCTATTTCAATCATCCTAACAGGAGACTAATAATATGTATGGTAGTGTAGATGGTGTTGCTCAACTGGCTACAATGTGGACCGTAAATGGTGAGTTCACAAAGAACCCTGTTGAGGCGACCGTCGAAGACTGGCTAACTCAAGTCTCCAATCAATTTGATATCTGTTTGGCAAATTATGGCTTCACCGTGCCGGTAACGCTGGCAGCCGCAGTATCCTCAATCGATCTTTTTGTAAATGGTCTTGTTGCTGACCTCGTTCATTCTGCAAATTCATCTGGCCGGTACTCACAAAAGAAGATACAGACTGGAAACTCAGTTCTTTCTGTTGTTCTTGAGGATATTGAAGCTTGGTGTAAAGCAAACGCTTTGGCTCTTGAAATTCTTGGCGTTCCTCGAGTTCAAACAGCCGGATCGCCCAACATCTTTTACACGTACAGACCAGAGCGACAGCGCGATCTTTTGGACGAATAATGTTTTTAGTCTCATCAAACGTACGACTGGTTAGAGAGCGACTAAAGTCCCTTCCAAAGGCGTTGCCAAAACCAGCAAATAAAGATTTGAAGTCAGTCGCTCTAGCTATTGTGAAGAGGATGAAGAAAAAGGGAAAACGCGTTCGTTATCCAATCACATGGGATAGTGTTATTCAGATGAAAGCGTTCTTTGCTTCAAGAGGCTTTGGCGGTGGCATCCCGCATCGCTCTAAAGGAGCATACATAAAAGGATGGAAGGTTACTGGTCGTGAAGGTCGCTATGATGTTGTGAATGATTATCCCGGTGCGAAGTATGTTGCTGGCAACAGAAAAGGAATTCAGTCAAAGGTTGTTGCTGGTCGATGGCCAGTTTTAGCGGTTGAAGCTGAACGCGAAATAAAGAAATTACCCACTCTCATTCGCAGAACTATGAGAGATACGATGAATAAAAAGCTAAGGAGCCGATAGTGTCAGTTCCAGATTACTATACTTTATGTGAGAATGCGGTGACAGCGGTACTGTCAACTGATGCAACAATTTTATCTGATTATTGCCCTCAAGAATGGCAAATTAGCAACTCACAAGTTGGCCTTCAGATGGGCGGCTCATTCTTTGCTTTCATTCGCCCAGGGCAATTCCCTTCTATCACTGAAGGCGATGATGTCGTTATCTTTGATTGGCAAGTTGTTGTGGAGCTGTTTTCACAATTTACTGAGTTTGAAACTGCATGGGAAGACTTCAAGGGTTTTCGGTGGGCTGTGACGAGGGCAATCCTCGCAAACAGAACACTTGGCGATATTGTCGGAGTTGTTGACTCAACGATTGAGAGTACCTCCGAACCTCAACCACTTGCACTATCGTATGACGAGGACGATGCTAACGCAGAACCAAATTTCATTTACCAAGAACTGCTCGTCACAGTTCGGCAGCGAATACGCCGCTCATGGCTTTCGCAATAAAAGGAGAAAGAACACATGACACAAGCAACTGGAACGTTTTGGGGAGTCGGCCTCCGTCGAGCTGTGGTTTATCTTTTGGGAACCGATGGCTTCCCTGCCGCATCCTCGACGACCGTCTATGAAGGGATTGAAGTTGAAGGCCCTCGCGCTTTTGACCTAACCGTCCCGCAGTCGCGTCGGATCACGAACAGCGGAAATGACCGCGTGCGCGATTCGATTTTCTTGCCGCCCACTGACCCGGTCACCGGTGAATTGAGGGTCGGCTATGCGCAGCATGCTCTGATTGCCGCTGCAGCCGGGCTCTCTTCGCTTGACATCGGTGACGTGACGCTCACGCCCCTGATGACCGACCTGCAGGGCAGTGAAGTTGATGTGGCCCTCCTGCTCCAGCAATATGGCCACAATGAGAATGGCGTCGCCGCATGGCGAACCATTATCATTCCGAAAGCTCGCCTCGTCTTCTCGCCCGCCAGCTTCAATGAGAACGCACTTGAAGTGAAGTATGATGTCTCGGTCAGCCCGACTGGCACTCACTTGTGGGGCGTCGCAGCTTCCGGGGGCATTACTGAATTCGCACTGCTTGAAGCCATGAGCGAAAATCGCTTGAACGTTGTTGCCTGGAAGGGTAACGGCTCTGCTGTTGACTTCGATTTTCCCGCTGCGAAGCAAGCTGTTTCAGCCGGCAAAATCAACGTGTTCAATGCCACTGACGGCGTTGAAGTCACTGGCGGAGACATCACCAAGCAAACTGATGATGTGACGTTCGGTGTAGCACCCACCAGCGGCGACATCATCGTGTCCCTGTATGAGTATACGCCATCGTAAGCGTAGAAAGCAAGGAGTAATGGCTACAAAACGACCGATTACGCTGCAACCAAAAACTGAGACCATTTCATTGGCTGATGGTATCTCAATCACGTTGTCTCAAGCGACATTCCCGATGTCCTTGAGGCTAACTGAAATTGAGAATGAAATGAAAGCTGCCCACGCAGAAGAGTTCACTGAGGGCAAAGAGATAACGTCTTTGGATAATGCTCGCATTATCTTCGACCTCTTCTTCTACCCAAAGATCGCCGCTGCCGTGGTCGATAAGGAAGTTCCATCAGCCGATGAAATGTATACTTGGCCAATGGCTGAAATTGAAAAAGTCTTCGCTGTTGCCGAGAGCCTCAACCCTCAATGGTTCGAAGGTCTCAACAAGGTCGCCCTCGGCGCAGTAACACTTGATGAAGCAAAAAACGCGTAAGAGTAGCCACCAGCAATCTCTACTCTAAACTGATTGGAATTGTCGGGAAGGGAGATGCAACATTCGATCTTCCCGACACAATTTCAGTAACGCCAGAACAAGTTGATCGGTGGTTCGATTTTTGGCTTTTGTGGAGCCGCGTGGGAAAGCGGCCAACAGAATTTATAGCAGCACTATCGCTACCGTATGAAATGTTAGAGACGTTCTTTGAGTTAGATGCTCTAAAGTCTCTCATCGAAGCCAAGAAATTGAAAGATGAACAAGAGAAATTCAACAACAAATAAGGACAAATAAGCAAATGGCCCTCGGCTCAGACAATTACAGGATGAATGTGTACCTTTCGTTCATCAATGACGAAGCTGCCACCACGCGCGTAGCCGAGGGCGTAAGCACCATTGATAAAGAGTTGGCAGCCATCAATGAGACAATGAAGCATATTCCGCTTTCAGCGAAAGAAGCTGGGGCTGAAATGCAAAGAACATTCTCAAGGCTTGATGTCTCAATAAAGCAAACGCGGCAAAATCTTGAGAGGCTTCGAAATATAGCCTCAAGTTTGGGGCAAATAAGTAGGGGATTGTTTGCTGGCGGTGCTGGCGCGGTGGCGGGCATCTTCGCACTAGCGAACTCATATGTCAAAGATGCGAAGGTTGCTACAACTACAACAGTCGCATGGAACAAAGAGCTTGATAAAATTGCCTCGGCCAAATCAAGGATTGGCGCTGTCTTCGCGAAAGAGGCTCTTCCTGCTCTTCGAACAGCCGCAGACATTGCTCGCAAGATCGCATCATTTGTCGAAACAAACCCATCACTAGTCAAAGCTGCTCTAAATGTTGGCCTCATAACCGCTGGCGTCGGCGTTATGGGAATGTTGTTGTCACAGGGTGTTCGCTTTATTGCAGACGTTGGAACCATTGCCGCATCAACAGCACAACTCACCGCTGGCAAGTTGATGGATATGGCAGCTAATAAACAACTGCTTGCAGCAGGAACAATGGGAAAGCAGGGAATTGGCAGTGGCCTTTCATCCCTGTTTAGTAATGCAAAAATTGCAGGTCTGTTTGGTGCAGGCGGAACTCTCGCTGGCTTGGCCTCAGCGGCTGGAGTTCTTCTCGCTGCGTTTGGCGGTCTTGCTATTGGCGTAAAGGCTTATGACACACTAGTAAAGAAGAATTTGCTTGGCTTTGGTGGATTGCCCAGGGCTGCCCAGTTTGCCACAGGGTCTGCTTTTGAAGTTGGCAATAGGGTACTTGGTCCTCTAGCAAACCTTCTTGGGGCGAACCTTGATACGAAGGAGATTGAGCGTAAGTCAACTGTTTTTGCGGCTATCATCGGCAAGCTGACTGGTGCTATTGATGAAAATTCTCCGCTGTGGATAAAGGCTGCAGCCTCAATAAAGAAGAGTAGTGAAGTTGTTGAAGCTGCTCTCGATGGTCTTGCCAATCCAGAGATTCGGTCAGCTGCCCTATCAGCTTTCACTGAATATAAAGATGGGATTGCCAAGCTTGAAGCTGATACAGCGCAAGAGCGAATACGAATAAACACTGATACGAGCAGGGCACTAACTCAAGCGTCTACGAGCTATAGCGCAAAGCTTCGGCAAATCGCTTCAAATCTTTCATCCTCGATTGCAAAAGAGACTTCATCGTTCCAACGCGAAGATGCTCGTGCTCTTCAAGACTTCAATAAGCAGAGGGCTGACATTGCTCGTGAAGCTGGCATTGAGTCAGTCAAAATCGAAGAGAAGCTTCGCAAGGACTTGGAAGACCTTCAGCGTGAGAGCAATAATCGATTGCGTGGTCTTATTGACCAGCGTGATGCTCTTGGCATTGATGAAGAACTTCGGCGTCGCAAAGAGGAAGAAAGGGCTAAAATTCAAGATGCCAATGATGAGCAACGCCAGCTGAAAGCTGAAACTGGTCGCCGGTTGCAAGAGTTGACGATACAGTATAATGCTGAGCGCGCCCAGCGGTATGCTGATTTTCAAGCTAAGATTGCTGACATTCAAGCTCAGGCAGCTGAAGAGAGAAAACAAGCCGCAATCAATTATGCTGAAGAAAGACGGCAAATCAATGAGCAGAGATTGTTGAAGCTTCGAGACCTGCAAGTCTCGATGAACGCAGAGCGGCAGCGCCTTTACCAGGGCCTTGTTCAAAAGCTTCGTGATATTGATGCTGGTCTGCTTGGTGAACGCAACCTTCGAAAAGCCTATAACGACAGGATGTTGTTGGAGCTAAATCAATTTTTGGCTTCATATAAAACTGGAATGTCATCACTACTCAGAACGTCCAGTGTTAGTGGTGCTAGGGCCACTGGCGGTTATGTTGCTTCTGAGGGCCTCTATCGATTGGCAGAACAGAACTCTCGTGAATATGTTCTCAATAACAATGTGACCAGAGCTTTGGAGCGCGCGCTTGGTGCTGACTTGACAGATGGAGCACTTATGCGTCTTGCGCTAACCGGTGGCAATCGCATTACTTATAATGATAGCCGCAGGATAAATGGTGGTGTGAGCGCAAGGACTCGCCGTGACCTTCAACGTGACACGTTTGAAGTTCTTAGTTCTTTGATGTAGGAGTCTGAATGACGATCCTCGATAAATTTTATATTGGGACCAGCCCAGCTGAAGGCGACCTCGATTTGCTTGGTGATATATTATCTTACGAGCTAGCAGAGCCGCAATGGGATTTTGTTCCATTCTCAGCTAACAAGGATACGATGAGTGGAACTCGTATCGGCCTCGGCTATCCAACGGCAACATGGACATTCAATCATTTGAGTGATAGTGATGTTGAGGCCCTTCGAGCGTTCTGCCCAGACCTCAGCAATGTTGTGTGGATACGAATGCCGACAAACTCTGTTGATGGCAGTGGTAACCGCATTTGGCATACATTCCAGTGCGTTATGCTGTGGCCGACCGAGTCAGAAGACAAACAAGCTGGCCGAACGTTGGGCTTGACACTAAACTTTCGAAGAATGGTGGTTGACGAATAATGGCGCGAGTTCTGACGAATGATGAACTTATAAAGATACGAAAACCTGGACAATTTAGCCAGTTATATTTGGCTGTGCACAACGCCTCGACCGTTTATTCAGCTCGGCTGAATGGCGCCCCAGCATCAACAGATAAAGTTGCACAAATCAATTATGACGGTGGCTCAGGGACTCTTGCAAACGTAAAAGTCGGCATGACCATTTTGGTTGGCACCAGCGCTGGGGCTTCAGACCTCGGCAAAGCGAGAGTGCGAAAGGCCCCAACATCTTCGATCTTTTATATCGGTGAGCAATCTCAAATCAACTGGGAAGATAACTGTTATCTGACGGTCATCAATGATATTACGATTTGGCCTCGTCATATCTACATGGATGGGACGACCCCATACATTGATTATGATGTGGCATACAGCAATCAGCACTCAACGTTCGACCCAGTGCCAGTGCTAGGGCCTGGAGCCGTCGCCAAACTCGTTGGCGGAAGTGCTATTGTGCAATTAGGTCCTGAAACAGGGACATCATCGTGGGTGTTCGGGTCATCCATCTCAACTTACCTTTGGTCAATACCTACGGCCTCTGCAATTTCAAATACCGCTATCGCATCACCAACGGCAACGTTCACTACAGTCGGATGGCACGCAGCTTACTGCACTGTCACTGCTGCAAACGGCAAATCAACTCAAGGCGTTCGCTACATCTACATCTATGATGACGATAACATGCCGTTTTCGGTCGGTGAGCTCATTGACTTTCAGGAAGATGTTGCTGATGGTGGCATTAGCTTTTCAGTCGAATTATTCGAGGATGGAACCAATGCAATCGCATCAATACGAGAGGGTGCCCTCGCCATACTTTTCAGTGTTGACAACTTTGGGAACATTGAGGATAGTGAGACCGGTGGCGTGGGTCCAATTTCTGGCCGTGAAAATATTCGTGGCATCGGCCGAATTGTTGACGAGTCTATTCGCTACAATGATGAGTTTGGCTCGGTAACATTTCAGATTGGTGGCTTTCAAGCTCTAATGAAAAAGCTTGGAACATTTCCTGTTGGCTTACGATATGCAGCAACAGCAACATCATGGGTTGAAATGCCTTCGCTCACCGTTGATCGAGCGATATGGCACCTCATGCACTGGCGAACGAATGGAACTCAAGTCATGGATTTTATTCGAACTGAGGACACTCGTTTGGCCCAATCACTACGGTCATCTGGCTCAAATATGTGGTCTCAGCTTGAAGAACTTTCTTTTGATGTCATAATGGCCAATCCAATGGTGGACCAATATGGCCGACTTTTCATCCAAGTCGATGGTCAGATTGTGCCAACTGCGGATAGGGCCGCTGAAATTCCTGAGGTGATGACGCTAACAAAGAGTGATGTTGTGAACGACATTTCATTGCAGCGCAGAATTCAAACTGAAGTCTCAAAGCTTTACTTGAGCGGAATTTCTTATGATGGTGATGTGGATACTGTTGAGACGTGGTACTCATTGGCACCGGGCCATGTGCATGCGTACTATGGCGATTTTGACATCGTGGACCGATTACTGCTAGACGACCAAACGCAAGCGAATGATTTGGCCGCTATGATTTGGGCTTGGCGCAACAATCAATACCCATCACTGTCAGTTACCCTTATCTCTGGACACAACGGCATTTCATGCATTCCGGCGCAATACGTCAACTTTGATATTGAAGTAACAGATACGCCGAGAGCCATTGCCGTTTCAAAGCGTTGGCTAATCAGGACTCGAACGATGGAGTATGACCCTGACACTGGAGTTATAACGACAGCTCTTGAACTTGAAGCTGAAACGTCTGCGGATGAGGCAATCGCAATTGACGGTGATATACCGAGTGAAGAGACATTCGACCCTGGACAAGTACCGTCACTTCAACTGCCAAAACTTCCGTCGTTCCCAATCATATTGCCAATTGATATTGGTGGCGCTGGTTCAACTGAAGGAGCAAATCGAGTTATCCTTCATGACCCAGTCTTTGGTCTCGTTTACACTGCGAATTTTAGAGACTCAAGCCCAACTTGGGAAGCCATAAACAGCGGCCTCACATCTGGTCAATATCAGTCAATCAACCGAATTGTTGCGTGCCCTAACGGCTCTATTTACGTTACAAACAGCAGCCTTCACTATGGCTCCAACCCAGACCCGTTCATCGCTTGGGCTCCAGCGCCTGGCTCACCGTTCACAATTCTTGAAGATTACACTTCAATTGAGGCTGAGCATGGAACGACTGGCGCAGTTCTCTGCATCGCGAGAGATCGAAGTCAAGCAGATCGCGTCGCATACGTGATTGGCGGTGACTCAAATCGTCACATTTATATTGGAAATGGTTCCGGCGGTTTCACGAAGAAAACGGCCATTGCTACTCTCGCTGGCAATCAGAGATATTCATCACTGTCGTTCTCGCCGACAACGAATAGTTGGATTTTCACTGGCAACAACACAGACTTCTTCACCACGTTTAGATGGTTCAAGATCGCTGGTGATGGATCGAGCGTTCTGCTGAGCAGTCAAGATTGGAGCTCGACATCTCGCCGATCTAACTTCCACTTCAGGGCCGGGAAGACGGACATTTTGTGGACGCACTCAGCCGGCGGTGAGATAAATCTTTCAACAGACAACTTAGCAACCACTGGCCCCAATCTTGGTGCAGGTTCTATTCTTGATTACTCAGATGACAAGTGTCACTTTGCCGTTGATGGAACAGGACAATACCTAATCGCTAGGTATATGCCTCTGAGTGGTTCTGGAGGCCGCGGCAAATCATCTGATTATGGCTCTTCATGGACTACAATGGGCTCTTTACCTTACATCGGCAACAATTGGCGCTTTGCTTATCTCGGTGGCGTTGGTGTCTCAAGCAAATGGGGCGCAGCAGGTGGCACTTCAATTCGCCGCTCACCAGACTTTGGCACAACGTGGGAAAATCGCGAAGGTAACGCGATTGCTGATTTTCCTCTAAGCACTTGGGACTATATGATTGCTCTGGATGAAGTATATGAATAAAGTCACCATAAGAAAGAAGCTCGAAAGAAAGATACAAAAAGAAAGTACACCTTGGCTTTCAAGAGCTATCGCTATGTTGGGCGACGGCTCTGGCAATGTGCTTGTCGATGGTGAACCTGGGATGGTGTATGCCCGCGTTGATAATGGACAAGTCATCGAAGTTTTCAATGATAAAGTTCCTGCTGAGAACAATCGTCAAGTCGAAATTGGAATTGACCGCAGACAGCCCGGCCTATGGCAAGTCATTCGCATTCGTCGAAGTTATGGCGAGAGTGTTGACACGCCGTTCACAGTCTTTCATCATGAACAGCATGAGTATCCAAATGCTGATACTGTTTTCGTAAGGAGAGACCAATTCACGCCACTTCTCGTTCTGCCTGCTGGTGGAATGAGCGTTCGCATTTTTGGCGATGTCATCTATCGCTATGGCATGACAGCGCCGATAAAAGTCGAGAACACTGATGTAGACTTGAGCTCTTACGTTCCAGTGTCTGGTGCGCTGTGGCTGCTAATCGAAGCTTTAGAAGACGGCACAATCAATTATGTCGAAGGCGACACTGTGGCTTCACTGTCAGTTCTTGAATTCACTCCACTTCCGGTGCCATCGCCTGACGCTTTCCCAATTTGTGCCATTTCATTGTATAATGGCCAAACATCAATCCGCAGGGATGATGAAGTTCGTCACATCGTAGATCTCAGGCAGTTCATTTCAGATGTGACGGTTGACCCACTAACCTCTTTTTCTGGGTTTGACGAAAAAGTAACTGTTGTCGAGGATGATTATGTTTTCGGCCTTGACAGTGAAAATTCAAATGCTGGAACCAAGTGGCTGTGGTCAACAATAAAAGATTGGCTGATTAGCATTGCCGATGCGATTTATGCGACAGTCGGCCATGACCATGACGCAGATTACGCTCCGCTTGTGCATACGCACACATCGTCAGACCAATATCGACAGTTTTTGTATGAGGTTAGCGGCGGCACTTTCACTTTCGTTGTAGATGAAGAAGGTAATCCAGTTACAGTATTGGAGGATTTGGAATAATGACAACTAGCTTCTCAGACCTTATTTTGCGTGGTGCAACTGGCACTCGGCCGACTGCTGGAAAGCCGGGCCGCTTGTTCTTCGACACCACACTGAACAAGATGCAGCGCGACAACGGCTCTTCTTGGGACGATGTTGAGTCAACCGTCTCTGCATACACAGATGAAATGGCACAAGACGCTATTGGTGCAATGATTGCAGACACCGATACGCTTGACTTGACTTACACTGATGGGACACCGGAGCTAAAGGGTGATGTCAAAAAGCAGATGTCAATCACGTCAGACGCCAGCGGTCTCAAGCTTTCTGGTGATGCTGCAAGCCCAGGCAGTAATAAAGTTTATGGCACTGATGGCTCCGGCGTAAAAGGGTGGAAAGCCGACCCAACAGCTGGCGGCGCTGGCAGTGACTCGACGGCTATTCATGATGATACTGCAAACGAAATTTCTGCTCTGACTGAGAAGACGACGCTTGCTGGAGATGATATTTTTATCATTGAAGACAGCGCAGCTTCTTACGTGAAGAAGAAAGTCAAGTCTTCAAACGTTGGTGGTGGCGGAAGCGGAGGCACTGGCGTTGCTGGTCAAATTGTTATTGCTGCAAACGCAGCACCGGCAAGCACGACTTGGAATGACAACTATACTTTTTCAGTTGACCGCGCCGGTGATTATCTTTTGTTTGCCACGTTATCTGCATACTCAACTTCAGCTAACGTTGCTATAACACTCAAAGCCAAAATTGATACTGTTGAAAAAGATTCGCAAGCCTTTTACATAAATCCAAGTGGTCAACATATGGTTCTTCCTCCGCTGATTGCGAAGGTGACCCTAACCGCTGGTTCCCATACACTAAATTTGAGCGTAACTGGAACGCACACCTGTGACAGTAATGATGGAGCAAGTGCCTTCATTGTGAGCGTTGGCAGTGGCGGTGGTGTAGCGAACATAAGGCAGTCATATGCTGGGTATGACGCAATTGGCGCTTCGTATGAAGCTATGACTCAATACAAAATGTATGCCAAAAAGATTACTGTAACATCAGACTGTCTTATTTCTTCAATTAGTGCATATGTTAGAGGAATAGAGGCTGACCAAATTGCATCATTGGCGTGTGCTGTATTTTCTGACATCTCAGGTACTCCCGGACTTTTGTTACACGTATCACCCGGACGAGACCAATCACTTCTTCTCGACACAACGTCTGGTGCCGGTGGTATAAATGCGCGATGGCTGAACATGGCAGTTGGTTTATGGGTAACCGCTGGTGATTATTGGATTGGCATTCAACATCAAGGTGTTGCAAAAATTGAAGTTGCTTATGATGGAAGTGGAAGTGACAGAACATACACAGCTGGAGGCGCATGGCTTTCTGACTGGGGATGGTACTCACCGACAACCACATCAAATAAGTACAGCATTAGGGCAAACCTTATTGCGGCTGCGAACCTAACAACCACAAACACAAGCATAAGCCCAACAACCTCGAATGTCACCGCAGTCGTTTGGAACAGATACTTTGCTGATATCTCTGGCCTTACAGCGAACCGAAATTTTGTGCTACCAACTTGTGCTGTGGGCGACGAGATTGAATTGAAAATTACAACTGGTGATGATACTTATGCTCTTATCGTTATCGGTGATACGGGCGTCACAATTGAGGGTGGAAGCTCAGCAACCGAGTGGAGCCGACTTTTCATAAGTGGTGAAATGGTTCGCTTTGTCGCATCAGCCACAAACACGTGGAGAGTTGTTTATGACGGGAGAAAGCGGTCCATTGGGCGAATGAAGCTCTCGTCCAACATCACGACAAACACTGCTGGTGCTGAAACAACTCCTGATTGGGGCGCTGCTGATTTGAATGTCGGCGACATATGTGACCTAACTAATGATAGGTTCAACATTCGGAGAGCTGGAATTTATCGCGTTTCTGGAGGCTATCGCCCAGTGACTGCCGTTTCAGCAGGGCAATACGCTCAATGCCTAATTTATACTGGGGCAACGCTCGTTGATTTTGCTGGTATGAGACAATCAACAACGAGCGTTCTCATCAATGTCGGGTTGCCAGCGAGAGATTACTCTTTTGCTGCTGGCGACCCGGTGACGTATAAATTCTTGACTGAGGAGTCGAACCGCGGAATGGAAGCACACGTATCTTCATTCTTCCAAATTGAAGAAGTGTTGTAGTTCAGAAAACGCCAGGGCCGTCTCCCTGAAGCAATAAAAGGAGGTATAGAACCAATCATACTGGTTCTTAGCCTCCTTTTGGGGTGTTTGGGGTGACCACGTTTTAGCTATTTGGGGTGGTTTAGAAGCTCCGTAAGTTTAGTTACATCCATTTTCAATTGTCGAAGTTTTATTTTAGTCTCTGATAAAAACGTCAAACCAAAGTTCCCACCATAATCATTGAGGAACACAATTTCCGTGACGCCAGAGTTGGCTAACATCTTGCAGCAATTCACACACGGAAAATGCGTAATGTAAATGGTGCAACCTTTTGTAGATGTGCCGTGAACGGCCGCTTGCAGTATCGCATTCATCTCTGCATGAACCGTTCGAATGCAATGGCCATCAACAATGAAATGACCGACATCATCACAGTGGGCACCGCCGCTGACCGAACCGTTATATCCAGTTGAGATGATTTGCCCGTCCCTTGCCAAAACTGCTCCAACATGGGCCCTATCACAAGTGGAACGAAGGCTGGCGGCCACGGCAATCGTCATAAGGTATTCGTCAAGGCGCATCATTTCAATTTCTCCGATTGTCCAAATAGAGTGCTGTTTGAACCTTCTTGAAGAACGGGCCTCTTTCAGAATACTCTTTCAGAAGGCGAGACTCTTCTTTCCAAACATTACTGAGAACCTCAAGAACCTTATCAAACTTTTCGACACGTGATAGTCGAATAATCTCAAGAATGAAATAGTCTTCCAACACCATTGGTGCCTCTTCAATCAAAACACTGAAGAGAAAACTAATCACTCTTAGTTCATGAAACGTAAAGGTTGTTGACTTCCACCACATAGTAATTCTCCTATTACCGTCCGCATACTGAACATTGAAACGTACCGGGCCGCACGACCTGTACTGTTTGTCCACATCCATGCTCGCAAAAGGCCGAGGTCCAATTGCCAAATCCATCATCGACAATCATTGAGTGTAATTCGAATGGAGGGAATTCTCCCTCTTGGCATGAATGTGGATGCATTGAAAGTTCACCATTGCGGTTTACTGTGTATCCAAATTTATTGACGATGACGAGCCCATGCTTTAGTCTCTTCGCATAAATGGCCACATCACCTCCATGAAGCGGGCAAATTCATTTCAATTTCAATGTTGTCAAAATTCTTGCTTCTCTTTGGGTCTTTACCTTCGACCCAGTCGGCCATGGCGCACAAACCTTCAACTAGTTCGGTGTGCTTTTGCGCTCCAAACACAGAAGCCAGCTTTTCATGGGAGCACCAAGCGTCAACGACTTCATTCCTCTTCTCAAGGTGGATGATGTTCGGCTCACGGCCCATCGCAGCCGCTGTTAGAACGGCCAACTGTAAAACGGTGTAGCTGTCATCAGACCCAATATTGAAGACATCATTGGCCGCCTCAGGGACATTGATGCAGTCGGCAATGATTGGCGCTACATCATCGATGTAAGAGAAAGCCCTCGTCTGTTGGCCGTCGCCGAAAATGGTCATCGGCACACCGGCTAAAAGTTGGTTCATGAAGATGCCGATTACGTTTCGATACTTGTCAGCGATGTTCTGTCCAGGGCCGTAGACGTTGTGAGGCCGAAAGATTGTGTACTCAAGCCCAAACATTTCATGGGCTGCACGCAAATCGAGTTCAACAGCGTACTTCGCAATGCCGTATGGGTCGACCGGGTTGGGCGTCATTGCCTCAGTCATTGGCAACACATCGCTGTGGCCGTAGGCCGCGATGGATGATGTGAACACAAACCTCTTCACGGTTTTGGCATTCACGGCAGCGTTGATGAGGTTCACACTGCCAATCAAATTGTTGGTGTAGTTGAAATGGCGAATAAAGTGGCTGAGGCCCTCTGCAGCGTAGGCGGCCAGGTGGAAGATGTAATCAAACTGATAGCGGTCAAACAGAGCCGCAACAGTTTCCTTGTCAGTGACTGAGCCAACAAAATCATCTACCCCATATGGAATGTTTTCGACAAAGCCGCCACTCAAATCGTCCAACACTACAACGCGGTGGCCGGCTTTGTGCAAATGCTTGGCAACGTGGGAGCCGATGAACCCGGCACCACCGGTTACGAGGCTAGTCAATCTTCTCATTACACGACCTCAATTCCGCGAGTTGCCATCTCAGCCTTCATTGCGGCTTTGGCCTCGCGCTTTGCGAGCAGCGCAGCGTTTTCAGCCTCTTTGGCCGCGAGTGCTTCCTTCCACTCCGGCAGGTCAGCAATCAGCACTGGCTGATGGACACACGGCCCAACGCGTTGGTCAGTCGGATGCTTTGCGTTCCATTCAGCGCGGTCAATGACGACCAAAGCAGTTGGCTGCGAAACATGCAAGCCGGTGAGGTTGCCGAGAACGTAGCCGCGCCCGTGTTCAGTGTTGACATAAATAAAGGTGCCCTTTTCACCAGACGACCTTGTTGTCCCGCCGCCAGCTACGGCACGGCGAATGCGCCTCGACTTTTCCTTCGACTTTTCCATCGCTGCTTGAAATTCAGGATGGTCGAGAACCGCATCTCGTTCTTCGTCTTCACGCTCTTGTTTGGTTTTGCGCGGTGCCATTATTCATCGCCTCCAATAATTGACTTCAACTTTGCTCGAACGCGATTGTCGATGAGCTTGTTGAGAGTTGCGTCGAACTTTTCTTCAGCGATAAGCCTGATTTGATTCTCAATCAGCTCGTTTATGCTGTCTTCATTCTGCTTGATGGTGTCTGATATTACAACGCCAGCGAGCTTTCGAAGCTCGAGATTTGGCTGAGATGTCCAGCCTCTTATGCCGTTTGAAACCCACTCAACGCGCTCAGAAAGAAGTTGCCGCGCCATCTTTGTGAGGGTCTCGAGTGTGAAGTGCTTCTTTTCTTTGTCGACGGCTTCGAGCACCAGCTCGCGAACCTGCTCGCGAACAACGCCTTGCACTGCGCCCTTTATCATGTTGCGAACCTGCTCGCGAAATTCTTCATCATCAGACAGTTGTAGCGTAACCTTTGTAGCCATTGTGCCTCTCTTTCAAGTGTTTGTGTGTGGAATATAAAATCAAATTTAGTGTATAGCGTCTCTTATGCTTAGCTCGTAACCTCTATTTCAGCGAGGTGCAATGGGTACCAGCCATCAGTTGAATTTGGGTCAAGCCCGTCCTCTAAAGCTAAGCTGCGCAGTGTTGTTACAGCACTCCTTTCATTTATAAAAGATTTTCGAGAGGGCACAATCTTCTTGGATTGTGAACCACTATACGGTGGTGTGAGGCGGCACTCTCAAGGTTATGCACATTACGCTTGATTTGCCCGACAACATTGAATTCACTTGCCGGAAGCTCCCATTTGGGTCTCACTTACCCTCACGAAAACCTTTCATTTTAGCTTGAAACTAAACTGCAGCAGATGAGACTCAAACTCACATTACCTTTTCAGCAGCCTCTCGTATAGCTGCCTATCT